CCTTTAGTTAAAAATCTAAAGTCTTTTTCTTGTCCGTCCATTTGTTCGTATTTACCAAGCTTCATAACTTGGGAATTATCCATAACGTTAGTTAATATTAATTCGTTAAAATCTTGTGGTATAGAGCCATCTTTTTGCTCATATAACATTACATTATCTGGGTTGAATTGTTCAGTTGCCATATATTAAATCCCCTTTAAAAATTTACTATTCTGTTTTTGTTAGCATACTCTCTCGGGTTGAAAGAGTCTTTAGAACTAGAAACTTTAGATTTTCCACCATTCAGATTGCTTGTTCTTGCTGATTGGTTTAATTTATCTGTTACAAGACTATCTACAAGGTCTGATAAAGCGTTACAAGCATTTACAGTTTGTTCTTCATTATCTCTTATAACAAAATCTAATAAAGCGTCATTAACAGGAAGTTTTGACTCGCTTAGTTGTTCAGTAGCTACCTTTATCATTTTTAAATAATTATTTTCGTTAGCAAGTCTTTCAATTTCTTGTTGTCTTTTATCTTCATCAAATTTCTTGACTTCTTCTTCAGACATTTTAAGCTTTTTAAATTCGTCTTGTAGATCTTCAAACTTTTCTTTGTAATCACTCATAGATTGCTCATATTTTTTAGCTAAGGCTTTTTCTTGCCTTTTCAATCTACTTTGAAGTTGTGTTTCTGTTATTGTCGGTTGTTCATCAACACTAACATCTTCATCATCTAAGTTTTCTTGTTCTTTAATGTTTTCACTAACATTTTTTTGTTCGTCTGTCATATTTTCCTCCTATTTTAACGAGTTTTGTTTCTCAAAAAAGCCTATTAGTTTACTGACATACAGTTCGGTCAATTATTCTATCATTAAGTGTCATTCATCACCTATAATGTAGCTTCTACAATTAGTGTGTATTGGTGGTGCTGTTTCACCTTCCATATATTCATTTATATTGTAAACATTACCATCAAGGCTACGACAAATAGCACTTGTTCTACCATCTATTATAGCACAATATACGTATTTTTTATAACCTTTATCTATCATATCTAATAATTCACGTCTATTTACTATTCTGTTTGTTTCAGTCCTTAACAAAGCTAATGAATGGTTTATTTGTTTCTTTTTTGTTGATTTACTAGCTTCTTCAACAATAGATAACAAGTTTTTTGTATCTTTTTTTATATTCTTCTTAACAGATTTTTCTATATATTTTGCTATTTTTTCTCTATTAGCTAATATTCTATCTCTAAATGTTTTGTTACCGACCCACTTAGCATAATAATCAATGTTGTTATTTTGGTTTCTAGCAATTCTATCAAATACGCTGATGAATATACCCTCTTCCCAATTTGCGTTCGTTTTAAGGGCAGTTTTAAGCTCATTTTGGATATATTTATTAAACTCTTTTTGCTTGTTTGTATCTAAAAGTTTTGAAGATGGAAAACCAGCACCATATAACAAGATAGCTGCTACTATTACATCTCTAACTTTATTAGCATCATCTTCAGCAAGTTCTTCTAACTCTTTTCTTCTATTTTCGACTTCAAGATCATACTCTCTATCTATCTCCAATATCTTGTTTATTTCCTCTTGGGTCAAGGTTCTCTTGTTCTTCTTGTTGTTCATTGTTGTATTGTTCTCCACTTAATTCTTTGTAATCGTCTACTTGTTCAAAACTTTCTTCTTGTTTTCTTAATTTATCCATTTCTTCCCTAGAGTCGTCAATGAACGATAAAAGATTGAGCATAGTTTCGAGTGATAACTCACCACCTGCCATAGTAAACTTGTTGATTTCTTCCCAAAAGTCTTTAGGTAAGTTTTCTGTGAAGTGAATTTTAAGATCGTCATAAGATATTGTTTGTTCATTGGTGTATTCGTGTATATTACTAATTAATTGGTATCTTTCTCTTAAGCACGAGTCATACTCGTTTAATCTTGTTGAACTTGACAAACCTAGACCAAATGTTTTGTATTTCATAACCTGACCTGAGTCTGTTCCACTAAAGTTTTCATCACTAAGGTCTGGTACGTTTGCCATTTTGTGAATATCCCTATTTAATCTATTTTTATAAGCTTCAGTACCATTTACATCATATTGTTTATATAGATAATCAGCTTCCATTGAAGTTGGTCTACCATCTCCATCTCTACCAGTAAATAGTACAAGCATATTCTTTTCTCTTAAAGACTCGTTGAACATTTTTTGTTGTTCGCTTAGTTCTTTACCACTAAACCTAAATCTGTTCATATCACCTTTAATAACTAGGGTAGCTTCATTGAAATCATACATATAGTTAGCTATATCAGATTGAGCGCCATCATATTGGTCTATTTGTGGAATAACTAGCTCTATATCACCTTGTCTATCCCTTCCATTTTTCCATTCTATGACAGGAACTTGTTTATACATATGTTCCCTAGGGTTAGGCACTTCTTCACCGTCTAATACCTGATTTTTAGCTAAAACAAGCTCTAAATCTCTCTTAGAAGTCTTTTCAAACTCATATATCTTATCTTCAGTCCATACAGTAGGCTTAATGTATTCTTCCCCACCTTCCCAAACAGTAGGTATTCTAACAGCCGCTATTTTTTTATGTTCAATAGTGTCATCATAGATACAAAATGTTTCAAACACACTAGAAAGCATAACTTTGTCTTTATTTTCAGAATTTCTAAAGTGAACCTCAAAAGCTCTACCATAAGTTATTGAGTCAAACGCTAATTCTAGGTTTAAAGCGTTTAATTTGTTGATTTTATTCAAATATCTTATCAATTCTGTTTCTTCATCTGAATTTCCTTCAATTCTAACAGGAACGCCAAATGTATAACCACTTATGAACCTAGAAATGTATTTTCCATAGTTGTGTCTACATCTATAATCGGCTTTTGTGGGATCTGTCCTTTTTCTTCGGTGCATTATCCCAAAATTGTTGCCTGTAACATAACTATTTAGATAACTTAGTCTAGGCACTTGGTATTTCAAGAAATCTTTTATAATATCCTCTAAATCACCAAGGTTTTCCATTAATTCTTGGCTACTAGAGTAGTTATACCAAGAATTGTTTCTTCTATCTAGGTAAAAATTTTCCCAGTTATTAAAATTTCCATTATTCATACCATATTCAAATTCATTTACTTTTAACATATTATCTCCTATAAGTCATATATGTTGTCTACACCTCTTATTACAGCATCTGTATATAGAGCGTATCTAACAGAGTCCAAAACGTCATCATATTCTTTTCTTACTTCATCTTCACCCTGTTTGTTGCTCCAAACATAAGAGTAAATCTCTTTTTTAAATCTTTCTACATTTTCTTCAATTATATAGAATTTATCCTTTCTGAACAAGCTACCGACATAGTTTATACCTTGTAATACCTTCTTATTTCCGTTTTCTACGTATATTCCTGCATCTATTAGTTGGTTATTACCATCTGACCTAGCTGAGTCGACATAGAACGGTATATCACCATATTGTGTCTTTATTTTCTTAGCTAGATTAACCCAGTAGTTAATATATTGGTGTTGTTCGGCATATTCTTTAACTAAAATGTAGTTTCCTTTATCGGTTTCTCCAATAACCACAATCGAACCATAGTGTTCAAAACCCCAGTCAAGCCCTGCAAAGTATCTAATGATCTTGCCATACTTGTTATTATCTACATCTTCTTGGGTTATATAGTGCTTATTGTAGTCAAAGTCCATATAGACAGCACCATCACCAGTAACCCATAAACCATCTATGTTTCTATCATAGAACATTCCTGACGGTGTAGAAGCTTTTAGGTTGTCAACATATCTTTTATCTAAGAAAGTGTTATCTGATATGGTTAGCGAATAATTAAGTATATTAGGGTTCTCACTATCAATGTAGTTAGCCTTTAACCAATGGTGCGGGTTGTCTGGGTTGGTATCGACCAATATTCTAGCACCTTGACCTGAACATCTGTTCATTATTTCGTTAAATACACTCTCGTTAGCTAAAGAACCCTCGTTTATATAAGCTCCATAAGAGGTCATACCCCTTATAGTGCTTATACCATTGACATTTCCGTGTCCTACTTGAACAATTTTAACACCAAAAAGCATAAATGAGTTAAATTTATCTGTTTTAACTTCTATTCCATATCTGTTATAGAGTTCAGTAAGCACGTTTTTCTCAATAGCTCCCAAAGAGTCACCCGCCAAGATATATTGTGGTATTTTTATACCTTGTTTATCCGCTATTTTCCTAACTCTTATCAATTCTTTTAGAAATAGGTCGTTATTCATAACGGTTTTACCACTTCTTACAGATCCATGTAGAATTAGCATATACCAATCTTTACTAACAGACCTTTTATATATTTCTTGTTGTTTGGGTGTGTATATTTTATCTATACGACTACTCTTTGTTTTCAACATCTTCTTTCACATCTCCCTGTTCGTCATCTTCTAATTGTCCGTCAAGGATATTAAAGTATTCAGTAAGCTTATCAGCTGTGCTTAGGTTGACATCTTGATCTTTTCTATCTCTCCAAACCTTAGGCATTCTGTTCTTCAAGAAGAATATTATAGCACCAGTATCACCTGCGATATGTTTCTTAATTTCAGTTGTTTCTGTTTCTATATCACCATTAGTAAGCACTTTTGTCTTAGTTTTAACATCTGTGACGGTATATCCAATAGCTTTCTTAATTAAAGCATTTTCTACTTTAACATCTAACACTTCTTTACCACTTTTTAATGCTTTATCTACATCTTTGTGTACTTTTTTTAACTTATAGAAAGTTGGTTCAGAAATACCTAAATTTGATGCGATATCTTTATTAGGTACGCCATTTCTTGCCCAAGCTTCTATGAGTAGCAGTTTGTCTTCTACTACCCCTTCTTCCAGCCAGTCATTATATACCTTAACTGACTCTTTTTTCTTTTTGTTGTTCTCCATTAAAACCTCACCTTCAAACACACCCTTACATATACATTATAACACGTTGTGTGTTTTTTGTTATTAAATATATATATTATTTAACATAATTTAATTTTAGGCATAAAAAAAGTCCAAATTAATGGACAATTTTTATAAATTCAAAAATCTTGCTTGGAGGCACTTATAACATTTGAATTCACGATAACATCAAAAAGAAAGAATATTATCGAATAAAGAAATTATACTTAGTTTTTAAAAAAATCAAATAATGAACTAGAGCATTTGTTTGCAATAAACACAAGGAACAATGTGTGTTACTAGCACACTATTATAGTACCATAACATTATAAAATTTGTCAAATAAAATACACCCTAAATATAGGGTGCATTAGGTTAGTTAGAGTCAATATTATAGTTTCTTATTGACTATATCATTATACCATTAATTTGTAGTTGTGTTTATCAAATTCTAATATTGTTTTATCTATCTGATTTAAATCTTCAAATATTTCTATCAGTCCTTTATTTATTGTTTACTAATATTTTATAACATCTCTAAAAACTTGTCAATTATTAATAGTATCTAGGATATATTTACATAACTACCCTATAATAAAACCACTAATAGATATATATTTTAAACACCATATTATATATATTTTATATTGTTTATATATGTTTTAAACACAATATGTTTGTTTTATAGTCTTTTCCATATATTTTTTGGGTTTACTTGCCTATATATTTACTATTTGTTTATTCTTATACTTCTTAATTGCTAATATAGTCTTTATTAAGCTTTAAATGGTCTTTATTTGCATTTATTATCTTTTACAATGTAATTGCTTATTATATTTTATAACTTGTCTTATATCTCATTCTATGACTTGTCTTTTATATTAACTCTAACTCTTGTAGATTTATGTAAGTACCCTATGGGAAGGGAATGGTTTATGAATAAAAGAACATATCTTTTAACTTGCTTATACTTCACAGGGAAGGTACCCCATAGCCTTTATGGTATATAGTTTTGATGCTTCTTGTATGATCTACTGCATAACCTTTCTGGTATAGTCTAATGTAATCAATGTCTAATGTAATCAATGTATAATATAATCAATGCTAGTTATGTTTTATAACTGTTAGTGTTTATATTTTTTTAGTATGTAATTTTTTAGATGAAAGATATTCAAAGA